GTGGCTGTATAGGCGTTCAGACGAGTCATACGGTCATAAATTAATTGAATACGAGCATTAGTTAAATTAAGGCTTGGAGTAACTACACTTGCATAAGTTCCAAAAGTCGAGGTGAGGCTTGCGTAGGTATCAAGGTAAAGATAGAGCCATTGATAGGTCGAGGGGATTGGAAGCGTTGAGGTAGTTGGAACAGTAGCGGCGGCGTAATAAGTTTCTTGAGTTTCTGTTCTTGTTTTAAGTGGGGGCCATAGTTGGTAAGCGACAGGCTGAATATACTCAACAAGTGCTTGGTCAGTTCTAAGGTCTGAGATATCAACAGAGGCACCAAGGGATGAAGGTAGTTGAATTAAATAAGTTCTTCCACCTTCAAAAGATTCTTCAAAAAGGTAGTTATAGTTTAAAGGAGAAACATCAGGGTCGTCTGTTACAGGAACTTGAACACTAAAAGAACCATTTGCTAAATCCGTTGTAAGAACTGTCGGAATAATAATTCTATCTGCGGCGGCATCGATAAGAACTTGAGAAGGATAAATCTTTACCTGTCCAAGTATCGCTTCACCTTGGAAATCTAAATACTGTCCAGTTAAAGTTATGAGAGTTATATTGCCCGGTAATGCCATTACCTATCTCCCCACCAACACGCGATTATTGTAATTACAACAAGACCAATAACCATTTGAATAGGCGTTAATTCAAACATTTAGAACGCCCTTGAAGGATAGAGAATTCCGTTATCTCCAATGTTACCAATAGAGGTTATGTAAGAATTAACTAATGTTCTAGCGTTATTTGAGTTCGTGATAGCAGTTGAAAGACCCGATTGTAATGTTGCTAGGAAAGTTTCTACTGCGGCGGCTTTGCCTTCTACGACAGTTAAACGATTTAAGTATGATGTAAATTCAGCACCGTCAATATAGAGAGCGCCAGTTCCATCGTTTGCTACGGCTGGAGAAACATCTGCAAGGTCCACAGTTGCAGTAGCGGCTGGCAGAAGAATATCAAATGAGCGACCACCAACAAATGCTTCTTCTACAAAGTAAGTGAAATCTACTGGAGAGGCATCAGGGTCGTCTGTCGCTACGAGTTGCTGAGAGAAGGCTCCATTAGCATCTAGTGTTACAACGATTGTGCTGTTCACAAGAATTACATTTGAGGTAACATTTCTTAAAACGGCTCGTGGAGTGAACTTAACTTGTCCAGCAATAGCAACACCACTAATATCAATGTAGGTTCCTGTAACTGTTACAAGAGATAAGTTGACTGGAATTGCCATTTGTTATTCCTTATGCGCTTGTTCGTAAGACATTAACTATTTGTGTGCCTGATGAAACAATTCCATATAACACCTCACCTGAAGCAAGAGCAATTTGGAAATTCTCATCAGGGTCAATTACTTTTCCGAAAGAAGTAGTTGTAACTCCCGCGCCACCAATAAACACTTCAGTAGAACCACCTTTAGCAGATTGAATTATTACATTAATGCCATCGCGGTCTGTTCCTGCTTGTGCTAAAAGAGTCGCTGTTGTTCCTACTGTTACTCGTCCGTGTAGAACGGCCATTGTTATCTCCTTATACTAGAAAGGGCGACTATTTCTAGCCGCCCTCCTAGTTTATTCTGTGTCTGAGTCTTTTAAGACCTTAGACTTGGTTTCTTTTTTAATTTCTTCTTCATAAACAAAAGTAATGTAGCGTGAGCCTTCAAGTGACTTGGCATTACGCCATTCACTTACATCGACAATTGTTCCTGATAGCAGTTCTTTACCGTCCACGGTAAGCGTCTTGAGGATTTTTGCTTTCATCTTACGCCGTTGTATCAATCCAGCAGTATGAGAATGTTGCCTCCGCTTGGTTGAGTGAACCTGCGGTTGGGTTGTAAAGATAGATTGTTACTGTGTCCGCCGCTGTTACAGCCGCTCCACAGAAAATCAAATCATCATTCAAATCTGATGGTGGGTTCACAATGATGATGTCGGTTGTCGCCGCACCAGTCAATGTAAATGTTGTTGCGCCTCTTGTTGTTGCGTTGATAGAAGCAGGGTCGATTGCTACTGTGCCGAACTCAATACCGTAAACAGTATCGTTGTCGCCAATTTGTAGTGCGCCGACTGCCGCTTCACCGCGAGTAAGTCTATTTACCTGTGCCATTTATTTTCCTTTTCTAAGAAAAGAAGGGAGAGCCATTTATGACTCCCCCCTCTTTATTGGCTTAATTAAGCGACGATTGAAGTCCAGAAGTAACCGAGGTCTGAACCGATTACTTTATTATCGAACGCCATTTCTGCTTCAACGCGAGTTGCCTTGATTGACTCCATACGGAATGAAGAAGTTCCGATGTTTGCACCAAGACCGCCTGAAACACCTGTCCAGTTAAATGTATAACCAGCAGACGGAGTTAGAACTCCAGGATTTGTAGCAACATGGCAAAGAAGAGCCTTCTTACCGAATGCGAAGTCATACGCACCAGCGGCACCTTCATTGTTTGTTGCTTTTACTGCCTTAGCAACCATAACGCGAGGAATGTCGAACATTGCTGCCAACATATCGGTTGTGATTGTTTGTGAAGATGTGTACTTGATACGGTCAACTAGGTCAGGGTGATTCTTCAACTGACGGAAGGTCTCGTAACCAAGAACAAGAGTATTCGCCTCTTGTCCAGTTGCAGAAAGAATATCTTGCTTTCCTTCTTCAATGTCATTAATTGGGTCTGAAGATGAGTAATCAGACCACTGCTTTGTTTGACCTGAAGATGGAGCACCTGAAACGCCAGTTACATCTGTTCCCCATACACCTGTGGTGAAGAAGTCAGATACGAACTGTAGTTCCTTGCGAAGTAGCAAGCGGTGTGTTACAAACTCTGAAGCCTCACGAAGTGGATTCAATGGTGCATCTGAGTTAGCAAGTGTCTGGTCGCCTACATCCTTATGGAATGCCCATACATCAGCATTGTAGGTGCCAGTTGTTAGGTTGTAACCACTACCAGCAGATTCTGTCGCATCGGAGCGGCGTTGTGCCTCATCGCGGAACCAGTCGTTCTTTGTGTAAACAAAGTACTTATCTGATTTCTTATCGACAGGAATTACTGGGAAAACTTTATCAGCGATAAAGTTCTCTTGGCGTTGCATGTAAGCAACGGAGATGTTTGTGAGAATCGCATCAATATGCGAATCGGTTAATGTTGGCTGTGGCATTTGTTAGTCCCCCTTATGCCGCTCTGCCCGGATTAGCGCAATTAACAACTGCACTAACGATGTCGCCATCGGCACCAGACTCGGTTAATAGTGTTCCTACGACATATTTTGTTGTGTCGGTTCCAGCAACTAAAGCAACTGCCTTACCTGTTGAACTTGTTCCAACTAATGCGCCTTCACCGATAGCGGCTCCAGCGACAATCTTTGTACCACCAACGATAGTTACAGAAGCCTCTGCACCTGAAGTTGGATTGTTTTGTAGTACTCCGATTGGAATGTCAGTTGCGGCGGCGGCGGCAATTACTTCTCCGCTTGCGTTCAACTTAACAAATGTGTATTGCTTTGTTGATAAATCCGCACCAGCAACGAAGGTTGCTCTTACGGAATAGTTATTGATTTCGTATGCCATTTTTACTTAGCACCCTTCTCGGTGAGGTATTGCTTATAAAGGTCTGTATTAGCAAGAGCAACATCAGCCATAGCGGTTTCCATAGTTGGAGCAACGCCTGACTCAACTGCGGCCTTTGCTAAAGCAGTTAGACGGTCATAAGCATCTGTGGCAGATGAATCGACTGACTTACCAATTTCAGCAAACAGGTTTGAGGTTTTTGCTTGAGTATTGACTGCATCAAGAATGCTTTCAATTCCCTTTGTTAGTTCTTCGTCAATCTGTGATAGACGACGAAGTGCTGGACCAACTTTTTCCGCATCCAACGGAAGGTTGTTCCAATTCTTTGCTTTAGCGATAGCGTCTGAATCTGCTCGCTCATCGCGTTCCTTTTGTAGAAGTGCAACTGCTTCATCAGCACGAGCCTTCTCAACAGCAACTGCTTTTTCAACTGCTTCTAATTCTGCTGACTTAGCCATAGGCTTTTTCATTTTCTTTTGAGCCTCTGCTTCATCTTCCATTTTCTTCATACGCTTTTTGTAATCTTCGTCTGACTCGTCATCTCCTTGCATAAAAGGATTCTTTCCTTTTGCTTTAACAAGTTCTGCTTCGAGTTCAGCGATACGAGCGTCTTTGTCTTCTGCTGGTGACTCAGTTGCTGGTGCTTCGGCTACTACGGCCTCTGCAACAACTGCATCCTCAGTTACAACTGTGCTTTCATCGGACACTGAGTCCTCCTTTGTGATTGGTGTTTCAGTAAGTGAGTCGATTACCGCTTCGATTTCTTCAGCGTTAGCAGATTTCATTACAAGCCAACCTTCAGAAAGGTGTGCTGGATGGTCCACTCCGCTCGTTTCATCAACAGCAAGGCGTACCATTTTCTTTGCCTTAGCCATTTATCCTCCTTGACTGTTGGGGGTATAACATTTGCATAATTCAATACGCAAACCCATTTAGTCGGTAGAAAAAGAGTAACACATGGTTCATAATTTTTAGGCGCAACGCCACAAAAGAAAAGACACCCAACGATTTCTGTTGGGTGTCTGTTTCTAGCAATCTTCCCCTATTGCTAGGGACGAACTTACTTTGTTAGAGAAGAAGTGGCAATACCTAGTCGGACTTGGGCTCGTACTTCCATCAAAATAGTGCCTAGCCAGTTTCTACCACTACGCATTAAAGGGTCTTCGATAATATAAGTTGAGCCATCAGGCTTTGTTCCTAATAAATCTACTCCCCACACTTTATCGTTCCAAAAGGTGCCTTCCTGAAGGTAGGCATTTCCAGTTCCCAAAAGAGCATCAGTTAGCATTGGTGTAGAAAGGAACTTTTCAGCCACGATAGTTTTCATAACATTATATTTAATTTCTTCCCAATCGTGTCGAATAGCAGGAGCAGTTCGTCCTAGAGTCTTTGCCTCCTGAGGGTCTGTTGAGCGATTAATCCGTAGATACAAGTCCTCATCTACTTCATAAACTTTCTGAGCGGCGTATGCGTGTTCAGAAGTTGCCCACACCCTTCCATAAACTTTGAAAGGTGAATAATAAAAGTTTGAAAGGAATGAGTGAGGATTATTTGTTCCTAAATCATCAAACCAATCAATCAGCACATCAGGGTTCTTATTCAGAACTCCTTCGTAAGTAAATCCTGTCGTTTCTAAAACTTTAGCCATTGTTATCTCCTTGGGTCGTTGTTAAGAACATCGGTAGCAAACGCAGTATCAGGTCGCTTGCTTTGCATCAGAAGGATTAACTTCTTAAGTGTTTCAAGTTGTTCATCTTCAAGTCCCAATGCCCAACCTTCTTCATCGGTCTTGTCTGAAGTAAATACAACATGACCCATAATTACATCTTGAATCATAAACTCTTTCATAAATAAAAAAGTTCCGTCAAGATTAGGTAAGACATTATTTTTTAACTTACCTTCTTCATCGAGCCACATAGTTACACCTAATGAAGGAAGATGAACGGCTTCAACAATATCTGTTCCGATAAAGTCATAACATTTCTTTACCAGTTCTTCTTTACCAAACTCAATAACTGAAATCTCACCTTTAAGACTTAGTTCTTGAATAGGGTCGGCGACATCATTAATCTGAGTTAAACCTTTAACTGCGAGCGCTTTCATTACGCCACCTCCGCAGAGGCGAGATTCTTAATCTCTTGGTCGATAAACTTGAGTGTTTGCTCGTAGTTTTCAAAGCCAATTTCTTCTTGAATAACCATAACTAAGCCGTGAATAGTTAAATGGAATTCTTCAATCTTGTCTTTAGAATCGGCATCGTGAGGATTGAATTCAGGAACTTCATTACGAAGTTTTCTGATAGCGGTAATTGCATCTTGAATTGATGGTCGTATTGCTTGAGTCATACTTTCCTCCTTGGGATTAGTGGTGCTTGCAGGAGTAAGTATCACGCCATAACAGGTGTTAAGAGAACTTCATTAAGTGGTTATTTTTTTATTCTGTACATTTTACTGTACAAATTACCTTGGTTATTTCGGCTGTCTTAAATTACCTGACTGGTCCGCCCGTAATCCACGCATCGCAAGTCCTAGACGAAGCGCATTTGAAATCGAAGGATTCGCAATAGCCCAGTTTGCCAGCGTTGATAACATCCCAAGAGTTTTCGCTTCTTTCATCGCCAGTTGCTAATCCTTCTTTAATACATTCCAACATT